TCTCACCCTCTCCGCCAGGCGAAAGTAGCTCAGTTGGTAGAGCATGACCTTGCCAAGGTCAGGGTCGCGAGTTCGAATCTCGTCTTTCGCTCAATCGCAGTCAAGTGCAAACCCAATGGAAACAGCCAAGTTATGAAAATAGCTTGGCTATCCCTTTTTTTATATGTATATTACGTAATAAAGGGGAGTTCTTTGACATTAATATTAAAAAACTATGGAAATTACATCATTTATTTTAGGTGTATGTGCGGTTATCGTCTTATTGATGATCGTAGGTACGTCTGTGAACTACATGACAACAAAAGTCCTTAAAAAGGATATTGATAACTTAAATATTACTTCGAATCAAGCGTTTGAAGATATTTATAGACAACTTGAGAATAATAAACAAGAATTACACTCTCGAATTACAGAAACAGAACAAAGTATTGTTCGACATACCGACTCTAGAGTTGATAAGCTAGAAAACAAGATCTATGGTGATCTTGATATAAAGAGAACACAATCTCGCCAATACTAATTAAATAACCCGTCGAGAACTCCCCATTTATTTCCATATATAACGCAATATTATGCAATATTATATAACAACCACAGCAGGTAGCGACGTAACAATTTCATATATTTATACACGTGAAAACACAACAACAAATTAAAGAATACGCTACGATTGCCCATTTATACTATGCAGAAGGTACTTTTTCAAAACAAGAAGTACACGATTGGATGGATGAATATGGGCTTGATGTTGTAAAGTTACTTAAAGGTAGAATTGAATTCACCTACTCAGATGATTGGTATTTAACTAAAATGATTATCTGGAAGAATGGTAAAGTTGAAGTAGAAACAGGTATATAATGATAGATCCCGAAAGACTTTTTAGTGCTTTTGAACTTCCTGAAGCTGAAGAAGGGGATATCTTTGTTGAACTTCAAAAAACCCAAACATTTAAATTGGGTATGTTTAAGAAGATTATTTGGAATCAAAAAAATATGGAAGATAGGATGGATAAATTCCTTGAAATGATGCCTGATTTAGCTGATAAAATCGATTTTGATGGTGATGCGGGTGAATTTGTTACACATACTCGAGCTTGGACATATCTCAAAGATTATGACCCTACTTCAGAACAAGGCAAGGATGCCGCTAGAATTTTCGCAGATGAATATACTATTACCGCATGTGATTTAGCTATGTCATTTTGGGAAGAAAGAGAAGCATATGAAAAATGTGCTCATATCAAAAAAGTTCAAGATTTTTTAAAATTAAACGTGATTCCCTAAATTCTTTTTAGTATATTTGAGATACAGAGGAAAGGAAAGAGGGAGAGAGAGAGGGGGATGTGACGTTTCGCGACGTCTCCCGAGACGAAATAGAAACTTAATTAATATATAATGAGAAATAGAGATTTATTCAAACAAAAGTTAGCCCGTATTGATGGTAAGCTTAAAACAATCCGTGTGATGGCAACTCGTCAAGGTACTACTGTTCAAGATCTTGATAAGTTACTAGATGATATTCATGAACAGTTAGCAGATATGGCTACTATGATTGAAAGAGAAGGTAAAGACGCATACGGACGTTAATATAAAATAAAAGTTATGAAACTAACAGCAGAACAAATCCAAGAGAATTGGGATATCTTTATCTCCAACATCGAAAACCACATCACGGGAGATCGTAAACAAGCACTTCTTGATTTCTATAATAAGTATCAAGAACGTGTTATGTTAATGCCTGCCGCTCACAAGAAGGAATATCATAATGCCTTTCCTGGGGGGTATGTTGAACACGTAAATCGTGTTGTACGTTGTGCTCTAAAACAAGCCCAATTATGGGAGGAAGAAGGATGTGATATGACTACTTTCACTACCGAAGAACTTGTTTTTTCTGCTATTAACCATGATTTAGGGAAGATGGGAGATGAGAATCATGAATCATACATCCCCCAGGATGATAAGTGGAGACGTGAAAAATTAGGTGAGGATTATAAATTTAACACTAAAGTTCCATTTTCATCTGTTCCAGATCGTGGTTTATTTATGCTCCAATCACATGGTGTAATATATACTTTCAACGAAATGCTCGCGATACAAACGCATGATGGTTTATACGACGTAGCCAATGAGAAATATTTAAAAGCGTATATGCCCGAACAAAAACCACGTACTTCGCTACCATTTATATTACACCAGGCTGATTTAATGGCTGCACGTATTGAATTCGAAAGAGAATGGTTACCTAAGTTAAAAGGTAACGTGGAGGGGCAAGATAAGAATTTTACCTTAACAGACAAGCCGAAAGGCGCTACCAAGCAACAAAAAGCACTTGGTTCAATTAAAAGTGAAGGTTTAAAAAATTTATTAGATAACTTATGATTATTGCTATTATTATCTTATCAGTTTTAGTACTTGCCCTAGGGTATACTACATATAATCTTCTCCGTAAATTTGAAAAACAAGAAGATATCCTCGCAGGTTATCTAGATTACCTAGATAAAATTTCGCGAGTAATAGAGGTTTCAGACGAAAAACTCAAACAAATTGATTCACGTGGTACATTTGAATCAGATGATGAGGTAGGTTTTTTCTTTCAACAAATAAAAGGGTTACAAGATATCTTAAACGACTTCCAGCTTAAGAAGCTTTGATAACCCTATGGCTATAAAGAAAACCCGAAGACCTAAGAGTAAAAACTACTTTACCCAAGAAACAGAAGATGCTATTGTATTATACAATGGCACTTCTGATACCGATGTCAAAAGTAAAATATACCAAAATAAAATTCATTATCCGTTTTTTAAATTAACGGAAAATATCATCCATACTTTTAAATTTTATTATACTGAGGTAGATGAGATTGAACATTTACAACATGAAGTAATTTGTTTTTTGCTCTCTAAAATTCATTTATTTGATCCTACTAGAGGGGCCAAAGCATATTCCTATTTTGGAACTATTACCAAACGCTACCTTATTCTCCAGAATCAAAAGAATTATAAAAAACGTGTACATAAGGCTCCAGTGGATGAATTATTTAAAGATGATACTCATACCTATAGCATGGATGACCCAGATTCTAGTAAAGATCCATTATCAAAATACATAGATAAATTTGTAGAATATTGTACTGAAAATATATTTGAATTATTTCCTAAGAAAAAAGATGCTGAAATAGCAGATGCTATCTTAGAATTATTTCGTAAAAGAGAAAATATAGATGTTTTTAATAAAAAAGCACTTTATATCTACATTCGTGAAATGGTAGATGTTAAAACCCCTAAAATTACTAAAATAGCAAATCAGCTATATGCTATATTTAAGGATAATTATATTTTCTATCTCGAAAACGGATATGTAGAATTCGAATAAGGTTATATTTATACATAAATAAACACTATAAATATGAGTCAACAATTCGAAAAAACAGTATTTGGTAATAAGAAATTCTCAGATTTACTTGAGGAAATCTATAATAACCAAAAGCGCCGCGAAGCACAAGTAACCGCGCTTATATCCGAATTAAAACCGATGGTTTCTGATATTGGTGATGCTACACTTATTGTACCACTTATTAAAGAATACATGGAGATTGGTGTTAAAAATGATGATGCACTAATTAAAATGGCTACGCTAGTACAACGTGCCCTAAATTCTACTAGCGAAGATGGTGGTTTAGGTATTAGCGATGAAGAAAAAGCCCAATTACTTGAGGAAATGGAAAAACTCCAAACTAAGTAAAATATGGCTACTTTAAAATCAGGTCAAGCCCAATATAAACGACAGGGCAATAATAATAATTTTTCCAATCAAGATATATTAAGAAAACTTGAAGGGAAAGTTTTATCGGCTAGAATTTTAAACATAGACCAATCAGGTACTTCAACAAACGGTACATCTTCAGTACAACTATTACAAGAAGTACAATTAGGGGGGAGTGATATTATAAATGGAGTATTACCTTTTTTTCCAAATTTAAAAAATTATCCTTTAGTTAATGAAACTGTATTAATTATAGGCTTAGCAAATAAAGAATACAAAAATAATTTTAATAATTTAACTTTTTATTATTTATCTCCTTTAAATCTTTGGAATAGTAATCAAACAAACCCAATTCCATACCCAACAACTAAAGTAACATCTAATTCTCAAGGTAAAAGTTATCAAGAAGTTGAACAAACTGGAAATCCTAATAAATCATTAGAAACAGGTAATACAACGTTTAAACCTGGACTATATTTTAACGAAGATAATATTTCAAATCCTACATTCCCTTA